CTGGTCGCGCTGCTGTTCGTAGGTAGCGGCGATAGCCAACAGCGAAAGCCCCAGGAAAAAGTCAAAGTAGTAACGTGCAGATCGGCAGAAAAAGCCATAGTCTACTACCGTGCTAAGGTTTGGTACTATCAAAAGGAGCTAGGTGATGCACGAAGTCCTACATACTACCCAGAGCGCAGGAAGCACGCTTGTGCCTATAAACGCTTCGTGGTTACATCTTGGCGAGGTCAAGCCCATGCCTATCACGAACAGTATACCAAGTGGATTTACCATTACGCATGGTGGCAATGGCTCCCCTCCAAATGGCAAAGGATAGCTCGCTGTGAAACAGGATATCAAGGTGGTACAGGGCCAGGAGCTTCAAGATGGGACTGGAATAGTGGTGCCTATCAGGGAGCATTCGGTTTCGCTAATTCCACGTGGGACGGATACAAGCCAGCCGGTGCGCCTTCCGAAGCCTATCTCGCTACACCCAGACAGCAATACCAGGCTGCCCTTAACGTCTATTCTCGCTTTGGCTACGGAGCATGGGGTTGCGGGGGCGCGTAAGCGCCGATGGTTTCGTTCTAGAAAGATAGATCGCAAGCCCTGGTAGTTGTCTGCAATTCCCGACCTAGAGGAACTATGTACCTCTTGCGGGGATTGGGTTTCGTATCTCAATTTTAACTACGATACTGGCTGGTGTGCTGAGTGTTCAGATCAAATAGATCACCGAGCAAAATGCATTCACTGTGGTACTGTGCTTCAAGGGAGCGACCTTTATCGTACTACGTGCCGTACTTGTCGGCAAGAGCTTTGGTTAACCAAACATGCAGACGAGATAGAATTGCTCATGGTTGTCAGAGGCTACACATTCACTCAAGCCAGGGACGCCGTAACAGAGCTAGCTCGTCCGATATGTCAAGCCTGTAGGAAACCGATAAAGGGTGCTAAAGACGGCGCTCTGTTCCACAAACGAAACGAAAATAAGTCCTGTCACACAGCGTACCTCAAATTCAAATCGTTACAGAAGCAGGGCTTGACAATTCCAGAGGCGCTTGCTATGATACATGGTTGACAGGTAAACCAAGGGAGGTAGATTGACTGATCTACTGTTTGAAGACCTGATAACCGAGAGTCAATACGAACGCAGAGCTTGGCAAGAGAAGGATTTGCGCTATCTCTCGCCTATGCCCTACTCGGCTAACTGGTCACAGATGGGGTGCTTCAAAACCAGTACGGGTTTGTGGCTGCTCCAAAAGAAACGAGTAAAGAACGCGCTCATCATTACGTCCAAGATGGGCAAGGGTGCGTACTTCTCAGACTTCTATCGATGCCTGCCGGAATCGTGGGAACTGTACAATCTAGGTATCCACGATGCCACACTACGCATTGAGGACTTTGAGAGTCCGACCACTATCAATGAGCTACTGTACACTATCAAGAGTGGCCGACATAATCACCCGATGGTGGTACTCGCACACTATGACGTGTTCACTACTGCTGCCAATACCAATTCGGCCAAGAAATCTAAGGATGGTATCGGCGTATTCGACAAGCTGAAGACAATCAATTGGGATATGATCCTAGCTGATGAAGCTCACAGGCTGAAGAATCCAAAGGCACAGTGGACACGCAATATCAAGAGGCTACGCTCTACCAATAGGCACATCATGACGGGTACGGGATTCGTCAACAACCCTGCAGAAATGTGGAGCCTGTTGAACTTCTTGAGTCCTAATGAATACAAGAGTTACTGGTCGTTTCGCAACTACTTCTGCGATCAGTACATGGATGCCAGAGGGTTCAGATTCATCCGAGGCATCTTGCCACACAGAGTAGATGAATTTCGTGCGCTACGTAAGCAGCTTGGTCCTCGACACACGATGGCGAAAGTCCACAGAGGTATCGAGAAGCCGATTGAGACTGTACACGCTACAGAGTTGAACGCAGTACAGCGGAAGATGTACAGTGAAATCAAGACGGTACTGCGGACGATGGATCAGAAGGGTGCTACGCTATCCTCACCCAATGTCCTGAGTCAGCTCAACCGACTACGCCAAATCTGTGTGGCTACACCGAACGTGGTCAATCACGCATTCGATGCCAAGCAGAATCGTATGGTTACGGATATCGAACTGGTTGAGCCATCGTCCAAGCTCGATGATGTTATGAAGATTCTAGAGGAGCTTGACGAACCTGAGCAGAAGGTGGTGGTATTCAGTAACTTCAAAGACCCACTTAAGCTACTCAAGGTCAGATTGGATAAGGCCAAAATTGGTTACTTGCATATGGAGCAGCATCATAGTGAATCAGAACGCTATCGAATCTGGCACGATCTATTTCGGAAGCCAGAATACCAAGTCTTTCTATCTACTCTGGCGCTTGGTGGGGAGTCCATTAACCTTTCCTGTGCTCAGTACCTCATCTTTCTGGATAGATCGTGGTCGCCCAAGGACATGATGCAGGCAATCGGACGGGTTTACAGACCCGGACAAGAACACGCTTGTGAAGTAATCTACATCAACGCAGATAAGACAGTCGATGGTTATGTCAAGACCAAGCTCGATACCAAAGGCAAATGGTTTGACGAGATATTCGGAGATTAGTGATGAACATACTTCGTAGTAGGGCACAACCGGAATTGATCTATGCAATACTTACAGACTCAGAGGCAATTGCCTTACGTGAAGCACTGCGTAAAGATAAGAGTCCACAAGCAAAAGAATTCAGAATCAAACTAAAGAAGGTGCTCAATGCAAAGTGAATCGAACGTGTCAAAGAGTCCGCTCGTGCGAACGCTCTACGAGGTGCGCTCAGACATGAGATCGCTGGCGGTAGGTCGTGGTGATGTCGAAATCGACCATTCCCGCGCGGATGATCTTCTCATCGAGGCCATACGAGTTCTCGCACAGGCGGCGAGTGCTGATCCAACACTCTGGAAGCGCGAAGCCGAAGAACTGATCGAGTCCTGGAATCGCGTGGAGAAGTGGTACGCATGACCACGGAACACAAACCACATTCGGTTCCTATCATCACTGGCGGCAGCGAGCGCTACGTACTGCTCCGCGACTACCGCGCCCTCATAGAGCAGTTCGATACCGCCATCGAGACGCTGCGTCGTGTCTACAGGGAGACAGAGTGGACGGAGGCTGACTTCGCTGACGAGGGCCTCGCGTGGCAGATCAACGGTGTGCTGAAGGCCGCGTCCATTCCAGCGAGCGTTCCGAAGACGTGGAAGACCGAACCCGAATGTGACGGCACGCGCTACTGCGAAGCCACTGAGCACATTCACGGCTGCTTCGCAGAACGATCTCCAGCTTCGAGGTCTGAGTCGTGATCCGCTGCGTTGGGTGCAATCGCGAGATTGAGGTAGGCGACCGCTTCATCTTCGACACGACAGCCGGGTTCTTGAAGACAGACGCGAATCCCGAGGTCGATGACATCATCGCTGGCATCTTCGGTGCCTCTGACGGCAAGGTGCGGTTCTGCGAGGACTGCACCGAGCCGGGTGGCGACTACTTCTTCGAGACCTACTACGGAGACGAGGAACCCGCAGCCTCTTTCCAAGAGGACAGCCATGACTGAAAACGTCGAGCCGGACTACCCCGATGCTGCGACGGCATGGATGGTGCTGGAGATGACCAAGCTGGTCCTCGAACACCGCGAGAAGTGCATCGACGTCGCGTTGGAATACGAGCGTCGGCTGACTGAAGAACGCTCCCAAGATACGAAGCCGAATAAATGACGGCAGTTACAGCTTGGATCATTCTTGTCTTTGCTCAATCATTGCTATGGTGGCCGCATTGGTCGCCAGTTCGCACCTTTGTAGTATTTGCACTTCTACTCGCAATGCTGATACCTATGATCAAAGTCAAAAGTATGGGGGTGACCGATGCAGGGTAACGGTATCTTTTTCAATATGCTTGAGGACTTGGAGAGATTTGTAGGACTAGCTGCTCAGATCAATTGGGTTGCGCCGATCATGGCACCTGATCAATCCTCTGTGCAACACAATAGGAAAGAGTGGGCTGAGTGGCGACGACGACTACCCAATGTCAAGTTTCTACCGTGGCTGGTCTGTAACGATCCAGAGGAGGATGCAGACAATGCTGATTGGATAGCAGCCAACTACGATTTCGATGGTATGCTGTTCAATGCCGAGAAAGCCTACGAGAGTACAGGCAAGTGGAAAGCCTCTGTGCTGGTTCCTCGTCTAATGCTGAATCCGAAGATCGGCCCGAAGCCCAAGATACTCTCACATCCCTCGACGCCTGCGGAAATCTACAACATGGACTTCCGCACCTTTGAACGTGGAGGTTTCACGTTCGCTCCACAGGCGTACTGGCTTGATCCTACACTGGCAGGGCCACCGGAAGCCTACACGCCGAAAGCACTGTATGTTTCCGTCTACCTACCCAAGCAGATGCACGTCGGATGGGACTACAGAATCCAGGTGGCCGGAATTGCAGAGAAACATTGGGCACGTATGGTGTCCTGGGACGGTGGTACGAATACAGTTGTCAAAGACCTGCACTCGACTAAGTTGTACCGTTTGACTGTCGTTCCTAAGTGGGAAGGCAACTATCTATACATGGTGGTCAACCCACAGAGGGCACTCATGGACTACAAGACGGGTAAGGTAGTGGTCGGCAAGATTCTCGGCTTTCAGGCCAGCAGCAAAATCTTCCCCACGGTAGGCTACTATCCGAACTGCAATCCTACGCCGCAGCAAGTTACCGATGAACTCAACAAAATCAAGTACCTCAAGGGTGCAAGTCTGTACCTTGGAGAGACTTCTACATCCGAACACGTGAAGGCAGTATGGTCAGCAATCCAATAAC